AGAACAATTTGAACTCTTGGGTTCCTTTCAACTTATCTAATTCAGACCCAATAGATGATTACTTTGAGTGTATTGTTGAATGTAAAGACGGAGACAAATCATGTGCATTAGAATGTAGATCACTTCTAGAGTAGGAGAAAACCGATGAATCCTTAAAGAAAAAGGGGGGGGGTTTACCACCCTCCTTTTTTTGTGTTTTATGGTTAAATAGTATTGGATGCCGAAAGGATCCAAATTAAACACTCGCTTACTAAGGAGAACTATGAACTTACAAAGGTATCACTCTGCAAACTTACCAGAGTTGATGAAAATAATTTCAAAGAACGGTATAGGTATGGATGATTATCTAGACCGATTTTTTAATTCTTATGAAACCACAACAAACTATCCACCCTACAATTTAATTCAGGTAAATAATGTTGAGTCGTTGCTTGAAATTGCACTTGCTGGATTCACTAAAAAGGAACTTAAAGTTTATACTGAATATGGAAAACTTATTGTTGAGGGACAAAAAGAATCTAAGGAGACAGAATCCGAGTATGTCCATCAAGGATTGGCTCAAAGATCTTTCTCAAGAGCCTGGACATTATCAGACGATGTTGAAGTCAGAGAGGTTCAATTCAAAGATGGACTTCTTACCGTTAAGTTGGGTAAGATAGTACCAGATCATCATGCAAGGAAAGATTATCTTTAATGGTTAAGGGATACGATTTATTTGGAGATCATGGGAGAAACTTGCCCACTCCTCATGGTAGTGGGGCAAGACCCATGTATGGTGACATGGGTAAGTCATGTAGACCAGACCCAAATCGTAAGATTACATATCCTCATGTTGTTGCTCTGTTTACTTTAGACTCACACAATACCAGTTACTTTTATAAAAGAGAGGATGGCACATATTACTGGCATCATTGTCGTAAAGATAAGGATGATGTATATGTGGATGCTGATGAGTTGCAATTAGATCTTCTAGGAAATGATCCGATTCTAAGTACAGAGTATATTATGAACGCAATACTATAGGGTGCTTGACATCCTATTTTTTTATGCTATAGTAACTACGTGAACCTGGTGAGTCAGGACACAATGTTAACTTATACCATTAAGAGTATGTACAAAAAAGTAAAAGTCGATCAGGATAGTGATTTTCCTGTCGATATATTGAGGGTTAAAGAGTCTGATGGACCAGATCTCCCTCTTTTTGAGTTTAAGGGGTTTGGATCTCGTGAAATAGATAATCTAAAACCAACGAAAGGAAATTATCCAAGAAAAAGTGAACTAATCCAAGAGAAATTAGAATCTCTTATTGCATCCACATTAGGGTTTGCATGGTTGGTTTTTGGATGGCCAATAAGTGTTTTTATTTGTGATGAGGGTGAATTTTATTTTGATCACCGACATCTTGTAAGAGCAATGAAGGAGAATGGGTGGAGACATGTACCCATTGCAAAATATAAGCGTAGGATAACAGGGGATGAAACTTTAGATAGACTATCTAATAATAGTGCGATGACTCTTATGGGTCTTCGTGCCAATGCAACAGATAATAGTGCAAACGCTGGAAGTAAGGATTTTCATATCATTAGACAGTGTATGGAAGATGATGGAATTCCAATCACTAAATCTAATGTTAACAAACTTCTTAAAGTATGTGGTGTATATGAAAGGTTCCCAAAGGGTGGACATAAATCAACAATTGGGGGTATTCGTAATTCTATTTTAGAAACTAAAGTTAAATCTAAAAGAGTATTTAATACTTCTAAACAAGAAGTAAAGGATTGGATAGGTGCCAATATCTTATTTGGTAAGAACAAACCATCTTCTGTAGACGGAGTAATGTGTTATCACAAAGTGCTTGATGAGGGATTTTATTATCGTTATGCTAATGATATCCTAAAATGGACTTGGACAGCATGGATAAAGAACGAAAAGGTTAGAGTATGTGCATCCAGTTATGCTATATGCGAACACCAAATCGAAGCAGAAAGACAAGAGATGATTGATACTATAGGAGATATACTTGATAATACTATCAATTGGTATATCTCTTGGGCAGAAGATAAGTTTAAATCTCTTGGACTTAGACTTCCTAAAATTGAGTTATCAAAACTTCCATTGGAACTTTATTGGATTCCTCAAATAGATGGAGAGACTGAAGCTATTAGAGTTGATCTATAAACTTCACTAAAATTTTTTACTAAAAGGGATCTTGACGATCCCTTTTTTTTATGGTATAATATATAAAGAAAATATAATTAAATGGAAAAGAATATACAGTGTATCATTTTGCCAAGTGGTATTATTTTAATATCAGAAGTTGAAGAGGTGTTTGGTGATATACCTGGTGAACCAGATTGTAAGATAATTAGTCCTTTTAAGTTAATTAAAACAGAAGAGACATATACTCTGGAACCATGGTTGGATTTTAGCAATCAATCTGTTACAATGATGAGGTCAGGTGATGCACTTACATTTGTCGAACCAAATGGTGAATTACGTGACAAGTATATTAAATTGACATCCTAATGAGGTTTTACACCAACGTCCAAATGGTTGGAGACAATTTCTTAGTTCGTGGTTATGAGAATGGAAAACATTTTGCCACTCGTGAGAAGTTTTATCCAACTCTTTTTGTTCCTTCGAAAAAGAAAACAAGATTCAAAACTCTTGAAGGTGATTACGTTGAGTCTGTTGAACCAGGCACTGTAAGAGAGTGTCGTGAGTTTATCAGGAGATATTCTGAAGTTGAGAACTTTAAGGTGTATGGTAATGACAGGTACATCTACCAATATATTTCAGAGAAGTATCCAGAAGAAGAAATTAAGTTTGATTCGAATAAGATCAAGATCACTACACTTGATATTGAGGTGAAATCGGAGAATGGTTTCCCTGATGTAGAATCTGCTGCGGAAGAAATACTTCTCATATCAATACAGGACTATACAACAAAACAGATAAGGACTTGGGGTCAAGGACCTTTCAATAATAAACAGAAGAACGTTATATACAAGGGATTTAATAGTGAGTATGAATTACTAAATTCGTTCATTCACTGGTGGATGATAGAAGAGAATACACCAGAGGTTATTACTGGTTGGAACAGTGAGTTGTATGATATTCCATATTTGGCACGTAGACTTGAAAGAGTCTTGGGAGAAAAACTTCGTAAAAGATTATCTCCATGGGGTTTGGTGACTGAAGATGTGATTTATATTGCAGGACGTAAAAATATTACATATGACATTGGTGGTATCACACAATTAGATTATTTAAATCTCTATAAGAAGTTTACTTATAAGGCACAAGAATCATATCGTTTGGATTACATTGCAAGTGTTGAACTTGGACAGAAGAAACTTGATCACTCAGAGTTTGATACATTTAAGGATTTCTACACAAAAGGTTGGCAAAAGTTTGTAGAGTATAATATAATCGACGTTGAACTTGTTGACCGTATGGAAGACAAGATGAAATTGATTGAACTCGCAATCGTTATGGCATATGATGCGAAGGCAAACTATGCTGATATATTCTCACAGGTTCGTATGTGGGATACTATAATTTACAACTATTTAAAGAAGAGAAACATTGTTATTCCTCCAAAGGAAAGATCTGATAAATCCGAAAAGTACGCAGGAGCCTATGTCAAAGAACCGATACCAGGAAAGTATGATTGGGTGGTTTCGTTTGACCTTAATAGTCTGTATCCTCATCTCATTATGCAATATAATATTTCCCCTGAGACCCTCAAGGATGAACGACATCCAACAGCTTCGGTTGATAAAATCCTTTCGGAAGAAGTAAATTTTGAGTTGCACAAAGATAGTGCCGTATGTGCAAATGGTGCAATGTATCGAAAAGATGTGCGTGGATTTCTTCCAGAGTTGATGGAGAAGATATACAAAGATCGAACTGTTTACAAAAAGAAAATGCTTGCTGCAAAACAAGCATATGAAAAAACTCCTACCAAAACTTTGGAGAAGGAGATTGCCAGATGTAATAATATACAAATGGCACGTAAGATTCAACTTAACTCTGCCTATGGTGCGATTGGAAATCAATATTTCCGATACTACAAACTTGCGAACGCAGAGGCCATCACTCTATCTGGACAGGTATCCATCAGGTGGATTGAAAACAAAATGAATACCTATTTAAACAAAATACTAAAAACTGAGGATGTTGACTATGTTATTGCTAGTGATACTGATTCCATTTATCTTAATTTGGGTCCTTTGGTACAAACTGTATTCAAGGGCAGAGAGGAGAATGCTGAAAGGATCGTTTCTTTCCTTAATAAGGTGTGTGAAATGGAATTTGAGAAATATATTTCGGATTCTTATGAAACGTTGGCCAACTATGTAAACGCATACGATCAAAAGATGTTCATGAAACGTGAGAACATTGCAGATCGTGGCATATGGACAGCAAAGAAAAGATATATTCTAAACGTATGGGATAGTGAGGGTGTAAGATATGATGAACCTAAACTGAAGATGATGGGTATCGAAGCAGTGAAGTCATCAACTCCTGCCCCTTGTCGCACAATGATTAAGGATGGACTCAAGATAATGATGAATGGAACTGAAGAAGAAGTGATTGATTACATTGATGATTGTCGTGCAAAGTTTAAGACACTTCCTCCAGAAGATATTGCATTCCCAAGAACTGCATCTGATGTTCGTAAGTATAAAGCATCTTCTACAATCTACGCAAAAGGAACACCAATACATTGTCGGGGTGCTCTTTTGTTTAATCATTATATTACAAAGAAAAATTTAACAAATAAATATTCACTTATTGGTAATGGTGAGAAGGTTAAGTTTATTTACTTGAAGAAACCAAACATCATACAGGAGAATGTAATATCATTTATTCAAGACTTTCCAAGAGAACTTGGACTTGACAAATACATAGATTATGATCTACAATTTGAGAAGAGCTTCGTTGAACCACTTAAAGCAATTCTTGATTCGATTGGATGGAACGTCGAAAAAACTGTAAACCTTGAATTATTTTTTACCTAATGGATTTACCTATTGATGATAAAGATCTTGCAACCATAGTTGAGGCACTAAATCCTCACAGATCTAAGGTTTCATATCTACTTGAAGATACAACACTATATAAAAAATTGAGATTAGTAAAGGATGTTAGAGAAGCAAATCCTGATGGTCCTTACAAAAAAATACTTCGTGATACTTATGGAATGGTAATTTAATGGATTTTTTAAAAGAGATAGTAAAAGAGATTGGTGATGAGTACACCCAGATTGCAGCAGACATAGATGAAACAGAAAGATTCATTGATACAGGAAGTTATATCTTCAATGCGCTTGTTAGTGGTTCCGTTTATGGTGGCGTTTCTACTAATAAGATCACTGCCATTGCTGGTGAGACTTCTACTGGAAAAACTTATTTTTCCCTTGCTATTGTCAAGAACTTTTTGGACACTAATCCTGATGGGTATTGCCTCTATTTTGATACTGAAGCAGCAATCACCAAGGGATTACTTGCATCTCGTGGAATTGATCAAAACAGACTTGTTGTTGTCAATGTCGTTACCATAGAAGAGTTTCGAAGTAAGGCACTTCGTGCAGTAGATATATACTTGAAGACAGAAGAAGAGAATCGCAAACCTTGCATGTTTGTATTAGATTCTTTAGGTATGCTTTCTACAGAGAAAGAAATCACTGATGCACTTAATGATAAACAAGTCAGAGATATGACCAAATCTCAACTTGTTAAAGGTGCATTTCGTATGCTTACCTTGAAACTTGGTCAAGCAAATATTCCACTCATAGTTACAAATCACACTTACGATGTTATCGGATCTTACATCCCTACTAAAGAAATGGGAGGCGGCAGTGGCCTCAAGTATGCCGCGTCTACAATCATTTATCTCAGCAAAAAAAAGGAAAAGGATAAGACAGAAGTTGTTGGAAACATTATTAAAGCTAAGACGGCTAAAAGTAGACTCAGCAAAGAAAACCAACAAGTTGAAATAAGACTTTACTATGATGAAAGAGGACTTGATCGTTATTATGGTCTTCTTGAATTAGGAGAACTTGGTGGTCTCTGGAAGAATACTGCTGGAAGATATGAGGTTGATGGTAAAAAAATATATGCTAAAAATATATACGCAGAACCTGAGAAATATTTCACAGACGATATAATGAATAAACTAGACGAAATATCAAAGAAGAATTTTTCTTATGGAACGAATTGAATCTACAATTCTTAAAAACCTAATACACAATGAAGAGTATTCTCGAAAGGTAATTCCTTTTATTGAACCTGATTTTTTTGAAGATCGAAAGGAAAAGGTAATATTTGAAGAGATAACATCATTTATTGTCAAGTACGGATCATCTATAACTTTAGAAGCACTAAATATTGAGGTTGACAATCGAACTGATTTAAATGATTCTGAAGTCAAAGAAATACATGAGATAAATCAAAACCTCATAGAATCCCCTGTAGATCAGCAATGGTTGCTTGATTCTACAGAAAAGTGGTGCCGTGATCGTGCAATTTATCTTGCTTTGATGGAATCAATTCACATCGCAGATGGAAATGATGAAAAAAAGAATCGTGATGCTATACCAAATATACTATCGGATGCCCTTTCAGTTTCCTTTGACAACAATATTGGACATGATTACCTACTAAACTACGAAGACAGATATGAGTTCTACCACAAGAAAGAAGAAAAAATTGAGTTTGATCTGGAATACTTTAATAAAATTACCA